GTAGGGTCCGTTTTTCATATGATCCAAATTACCAGAGTGGTTTAGAGTATAACACGAATTTTCTGCGCGTCATTGATTTAGCTGAAACAAATGACTACACCATCACTGTATCAAATGGTCAAGTTGTTTCGTTGTTGGATCACGCTGTACCGGGAATTGATCCTATTTCAGATGTGTATTCAAACACAGCTTTACCAGCAGCTCCTGCTGGCAATGGTGTGCTCACTGTATCTGTTGTTAATGAGCTTACAACTCCGAATTCCACCGTGAATAATGACATTGAAGTAAATGTTTTCATCTCTGCTGGAGATGACTTTGAGGTATTTGTTCCTGCTAACGATTTCAATCGTTTTGTAGTTAAGCCTCAAAGTGGTAACATGTCTGTACCAGATGCGGACTTGACAGCCAACGCGTCTGCTCCAATTCAAACGGATGAGAAAAATGTTGGTCCGGAGTTTTATGACCAACCACAACTAAATAGTGTGTATACAGGAGAAGCGATCGCATCTTTTAGACAAATGTTGAAGAGATATGGTTTCTGGATGGGTCTTGGTGACTTAGGTTCCAAACTCGTCTACGGACGTAGATCACAATTTCCTTATTTGAGAGGTAATGTAGCAAATGCAGTCAATTCGACGCTAGCTCCAGGTCCTTACAATTATTGCAACACATTGTTACTGCACTGGGTAGTTCTCGCATTTAGCGGTTATCGCGGATCTATTAGATACAAGATGCTGCCTATCCAGATTGGTGATGAAAGGGATAGTATAGATTTCCTCATCAATAGAAGCGAAATAAGTCCATTGGACCCATTGTATAGTGATGGTACCACGGCGTCTTTGACTTTTGGGTCAAATGTGGACGCAACGGTTATTGGAATGCCAGGAGCAGATCCAACATTACCAACAACATGGTTCGATGGCACAACTGGTGTTGCTTACCAGAATGGTAGAGTTAACCAGGCTTGTGAATTTGAAGTACCTTATTACAGTCGCTTCAGGTTTACCCCTGGAAAACAAGAGTCTCATACAGGTGCCGCTATTTTTGATGGTGCTTGGGACTATCGTATGCAAATGAAAACCAATTCAAATGCTACGATCCAAATTTTCTGTGCGGCAGGAGAAGATTTTCAAACTTTCTTTTTCACAGGATTGCCTCCATTGTACTTTGAGGCAACTGCACCACCTTAATCCCGCTAGGCGACCG